ACGCCAGATCGCAGGGCAACGGTGCTGAAAGGGCACTGGAGTGCATTTCAGGACCCGGTGGCCGTGGGCCAAGATTTCAGCAAATTTGACCAGCATATCAGTGTCCCTGCTTTGCAATATGAGCACGGATTCTATACTAGTCAGTACAGGGGTGACGCCGAGTTGCAACGGCTGCTTTCTTGGCAGCTGCGGACAAAGTGTTACGCACAATGCACTGACGGAACGGTCAAGTACACTGCACGTGGTGGAAGGATGTCGGGGGACATGAACACCGCGCTGGGCAACTGCATTATTAGTGCAGCGCTAATCTGGGCCTACGCCCGCCAGGAGGGCATTCGGATAAGGGCCATCGTCGATGGCGATGACAGCGTCACTATCATGGAGCGCAAGGACCTGGCAAGATACATGGCGAACATTGTCGAATTCATGAGGTCGAAGGGGTTCATTCTCACTATAGAGGAGCCCGTTGATGTCCTCGGGAAGGTCGAGTTCTGCCAGTGTCGCTACGTTGAGGTCGACCCGCCCACGATGGTGCGTAACCCCGTGAAGGCAATCACCCACGATCATTTGTGGGTGGTGCGTGAGGGCATGCACCACGCTGATATCCTAGCCGCTACGGGGCTGGGAGGCCTGAGTCTTTATGGGAACGTGCCCATCCTCGGGGCCTATTACCACGCGCTTTCACGAGCGAGTAGCAATGGGCTTGCAACCTTGCGGCGCATGGAGCGGGAGTCGTCTTGGTTACGGGAAGCCACCTTTACCGGCGAGTACAGGGAGGTGACCGAGACGGCTCGTCTCTCGCTTTGGGAAGCCTGGGGCATTGCTCCAGAGGAGCAGAGACAGATGGAAAGCTTTTTTGAACAAGCTGACCTCCGCTACATGGCTAATCGCCAGAGATCCCAGGATCAAAATATGCTGACATTGCAAACATACTTCCCAAGTTTGAACGCCTACTTATAGACTAAAGCTATGAACAAGAATAGTAAGAAGCAGAAGAAGGCCACTGCTAAGAAGCGGCCCAATAGACAGCTTGCCGTGGCAAGGCCTATGCCTTCCATGGATGGTAGGGTCCGCAACCATGTTCGCATGTTGCTGGACCCTTGCAACGCCCCGCTAGCGCCCACTGCCTATCGTGGCGCTGATGGTTTCATGACGCGGTTTAAGCGGGTGGATTCTTCAATGACCCACACGTCTACACCGTATTTCATTCATGTCTACTATCCAGCCTACAATAGCACTTGGGCGGGTGAGGTGGCTTCTGCCACCGCCGCGTTGACTCCCACCTTTAACATCGCCGGACCGGGCCAGGCTCTTCTGGCAAATGCTGACTCTCAGCGTGTTGTCTCAGCCTGCGTGCAGATGCAATACACTGGGAGCGAGTTGTACCGCCAAGGCATTGTTTTCAGAGGGGTTCTCCCAATTGCGGCCATTGCTGGTTCCTCCATTAATGAGCTGTGTGCACTCTGCCAGGCAACTGATAGGATGTCCGACAGCCAGTTGGAGACCAAGTGGATTCCGTCCCCGTCAGAGGAGGAGTACTGGGCAACCTCAAGTGTTGCTCCAGACGCAGTGGGAGACAGGAACGTTATCGTTACCATTATTCAAGGGAGTCTGAACATCGACATGACATTCAATTTCGTCACCACCTTGATTGGTGAGTGGCGGCCCAAGTTTGGCATCGGCATGCAGGTGCCCTCACCAAACACGCAGGACACACCCGCTGGTTTGGAGAAGGTCCGCACGACGATTGCCACGCTTGGCAATTGGTGGATCGGTGGAGCCAAGCTCTTGGCCCAAGTTGCCAAGACAGGGGCGCAAGCTGTCAACGCTACGAGGATTGCTGGAGCTGCCGCGCGAGTCGCAATGCTGACGCTTTAGGTGTCACATTGCTTCACGCTAAGGGTATGCTCTAGCGGGACAGGTGGGGGTGCTAGTTTATTCGACCACTGCAGAATGTGCAGGAGTCGGTG